AAAAGAATTGCAAATAAATTAAACGAAAAGAATTGTGATAACAATATTTTGAACGCTTCAAAGAATTTCATTGAGGAGCATTTTTACTTTGTCAAAATAGATTTGGAAAATCTTACTTTAAAATCCATTCTTGATAAATTCAGAGATTTAGTCCTACAAAAAGGAATTAATATTTGCGTTATTGATCCTTGGAATATGTTGGATCATACCGATCAAAAAGACCATTCATACATTGGGCGAATGTTATCAGAGATAACTCAATTCTGCCAACAAACAAATACGCATTTATTTTTGGTTGCCCATCCCCGGAAGATGGAGCAAAACGAAAACGGATATAAAATACCGACTCCTTATGATATATCGGGAAGTGCAGATTTTTTCAACAAGGCCTACAATTGTTTGACAGTATTCCGGGAACTTGGTCAAGAAACACAATATCAATCAGATGCAGTTGCGATTCACGTTCAGAAGGTCAAAAGGAAGGAAAACGGAAAACAAGGAAAATTTTATACTGCACCCGATTTTATAAATGGTGGGGTTTATCGTTCTTTGGATATAATTCCGGATAAAAGAAAAAAAATATTAAATGATGAAGTTCCATTTTAATTATGCCAAAAGATAAAGAGCGTAAACGATTGGATCAATGGAAATTTGTTGACACAACTCCTGATCATTACAAAGCATTTTCTTGGTGCATTCAAAACGATATAAAAATTTATCCAAAGAAAACCAAAGAAGGATTTAAACTAATTTGTGTTAGAAATGGACAAGCGTTTCAATCAGGAATATCCTATAATGATATAGAAATACACCAAAAAATATGGGATTTTTACGCATATTTGCATAAAAAGTATAATAAATGCATAAAAAGGTAAATATTGCATCCATTAAACCGAATGACGAAAATCCTCGTTTTATTACAGATGCCAAGTTTAAAAAACTTATAAAATCAATCAAATCATTTCCGGAAATGTTGGAGGCAAGACCATTGGTCGTTGATGAAAATATGATGGTATTGGGTGGTAATATGCGATTAAAGGCGTTGAAGTCAGCGGGTATTTTTGAGGTTCCTATAAATCAAATCTTGGGATGGACAGAAGAACAGAAAAAAGAATTTATAGTAAAAGACAATGTTGGATTTGGTGAATGGGATTGGGATATTTTAGCAAATCAATATGATCAGGAAGAATTGGTTGAATGGGGAATGGATTTACCTGAATTTCCAACAGAGGAAAATGAAGAAACAGAAGAAGAAAAAAATGAAGATTTAAAAATTTGTGAACATTGTGGTAAAGAATTGTAATTTTGCAAAATGGCGAATAAAAGACAAAATCCGACAAAGAAAAAAGCGATGATTCAAGCATTGGAGAAATCATTGGGGGTGGTTACAACTGCATCAAAGTTAGCCGGGATTCATCGTGATACGCATTACCAATGGATGAAAACAGATCCATTATATAAAACAGAAGTTGATAAAATTGATAATATCACTTTAGACTTTGCAGAATCGCAATTACATAAACAGATACAGGAGGGAAATACAACTGCAACAATATTCTTATTGAAAACCAAAGGTAAAAAGAGGGGATATATTGAAAGACAAGAAATTGATCATTCGGGTAAATTAGAAAACGAAATCGTTCAATGGCGAATAAATAAGGATGATAACAGTTGATTGCAACATTCAATTTGAGCATCTCTTAAATTCCAAAAAAAGGTTCAGAGTTCAACAGGGGGGAACGAGGTCGGGTAAAACTTATGCTATTTGCCAATATATTGCATATTTACTAAGATCATCAGAAAAGCCATTGACCATCTCCATTATTAGGAAAACATTACCCGCATTAAAAGGGTCAGTTCAAAGGGATATAATTCAAATATTAGAACATCTTGGAATGTATTACCAAGGGATTCACAATAAAGCCGAAAACACATTCAGATTTAAAAATCATTTATTGGAGTTCTTGTCAGTTGATGAACCACAAAAGATAAGGGGTAGAAAAAGGAATTTAGCTTTTTTAAATGAAGCAAACGAATTGACGATTGAGGATTTTCGTCAAATCAATATGCGGACAACAGATGGAATAATAATTGATTTTAATCCATCGGATCCGGTGCATTGGATATACGATGAAATAATCCCACGAGATGATTGTGATACTTGGATAACAACTTACAAGGACAACAAATTTTTATCTTCTGAATTAGTATTTGAGATTGAAAGAATGAGGGAACGTGATCCCGATTATTGGAGGGTTTATGGTGAAGGTCAAAAAGCGGTTTTTTCAGCAAGACAGATTTTTACAAATTGGAACTTTATTCCTAATGTTGATTTCCCGGATATGGAAGAAGCGATTGTTGGATTAGATTTCGGTTATTCAAACGACGAAGCTGCTGCAACTTTGATAAAAAAAGTAAATGACAAGATATATATTCACGAGATTTTGTATAAAAAAGGAATGACAAATGGCGATCTTTTTAAATACTTTGAATCTGAAGGATATGGAAATTTATTGTTCTATGGCGATTCAGCAGAACCAAAATCGATTGAGGAATTAAGAAGATTGGGGTTGATGATTAAAGGAGCCATTAAAGGATCAGGTTCGATTAATTCAGGAATATCATTTTTAAAGGAATTTGATATATATGTAAGTTTAGAAAGTAAAAATCTATTCAAGGAATATCAGTCGTATTATTGGACTGAATTAAAAGATGGTACCATTATAAATAAACCAATTGACCGATTCAATCATTTGATGGATTCCATCAGATATGGAGTTTACTCGGAGTATTCAAAACGAAATAATTTCTTTGTCGTTTAATTTTTATCTTTGTTGTATAATTAAAAAGCAAAATGGCATCATTTTTTGATAGATTCAAGGGGATTTTAAACAAGAACTCACAGAAAACAAACGAGGCGTTTAATAGGGCAATTTATAATTACTTAGGAGATACAATTGTTTGGAACCCTGATAACGATGATACTTACATAAACAAAGGGTACAGATATAATTCAACGATTTATTCAATAGTAAATTTGATCACGAAGGCAGCAACAACAATTCCCTTTCAAATTTATCAAGTTGAAAAACAAAATGATTTAAAAAGATACAAGGCATTAACATCAGGCGAGTTTAATCCACAAGCGATTCATAATGCAAAATTGATTCAGAAAAATTCGATGATTGAGTTGGAAGGAACTGAATTACACCAATTACTTGAAAGACCAAATCCCGCACAATCATATAATACTTGGTTATCAGAAATTATTGCTTATGGAAATTTAACCGGGAACAGGTACATTTGGGGGATATCTCCTGATAGTGGATCGAATGCGGGAAAATATCGGGAACTTTATGTTTTGCCATCGCAATCAATGGAAATCGTTTCGGGTGGTATTTTTAATCCTGTGAAGGAATATACTTTAGAATACAATGGTACCATCAGGATTGATGCAGAGCAAGTTTGTCATATCAAAGATTTTAATCCCTATTACGATGGAACGGGATCACATTTATACGGAATGAGTCCATTGAAAGCGGGGTTAAGATCATTAGATGCAAACAATGAAGCATTGACAACAGGAGTGAGATATTTACAGAATCAAACTGCAAGAGGGGTTTTGATGTCGGATGAGGGTGATATAAATGAAGTACAGGCGAAGCAATTAAAAGAGAAATTTCGCCAACAATACCAAGGTTCAGACAATGCCGGAGATGTTGTTTTATCTTCAAAAAAATTATCGTGGATTAATTTCGGGTTGAATGCTTCAGATTTATCATTATTAGAGCAATACAATGCATCAATCAAGGATTTATGTAATATTTATAATGTTCCTGTACAGTTGCTGAATAATACAGATTCATCAACTTACAACAATATGAAGGAGGCAAAAAAAGCATTATATCAAAATGCGGTAATTCCTGAAATGTTAAAAATTCGTGATGAATTGAACAGATGGTTGACTCCACAATTCGGTAACAATTTATTTATCGATTTTGATTTTACAGTAATCCCTGAACTTCAAGAGGAAATGGACAAAGTCGTTGATCAGATGTCGAAGGCGTGGTGGATAACACCAAACGAAAAGAGATCAGCGATGTCATTCGGTGCAGATCAAGAAAACGAGCAAATGGATCAATATTACATTCCGGCAAATCTTTTACCATTATCGAACGAAGTGGATATTCCACAACCAACAGAATTAAACTTTGATTTTGAGGGAATGCTAAAATCTGAAGAAAAAGCCAAAGTAAGCGACAAAGTAAAAGTCGCATTAAAAAAGAAAGCGGATGAACATAATGAGGATGTCGGAAATGTAAAAAGTAAACGAACAACGCCCGGGGTTTTGTCTGATGTTTACGTTCGTGGTATTGGAGCATATAGAACAAATCCATCATCAGTAAGACCAAACGTTTCATCTCCTGAACAGTGGGCAATGGGCAGAGTGAACTCCTTTTTATTCGCTTTGAGAAATGGTAAATTCAGATCAGGGAAACACGATCAAGATTTGCTGCCGAGCGGTCATCCAATGTCATCAAAGAAGGAAACAAAATCAAAAGTTCCAAATTTACCTGATGCTTATACAACACAGGAAGAAGCGGAAGAGAGAGCAAGTGCATTGGGTGGAAGTGGTTTTCATTCCCATAGTTATGATGGGGAAACAATTTATATGCCATTTGAATCTCACGAAGAATATGAAAACGCTTTGGAGGATAAGTACAACCAAAAACAAAAGAGTTTTAATGACTATCCACAGTCAGCGACCAACAATGCAAAACGGATGTTGGAATGGCGAGAGAAATATGGTCGTGATGTTGTAAGGGGTGGAACTGAAATTGGTTGGAGAAGGGCAAATGATATCGCAAACAGAAAAAATTTAAGTTTGGATGTCGTTAAACGCATTAATTCATTTTTGGCAAGACACGAGGAAAACGCAAAGATTGATCCAAAATTTAAAGATGAACCTTGGAGAGATAAAGGTTACGTTGCTTATAATCTTTGGGGTGGAAAAGCNNAAGGATGATTAAAAACTTAGATGATTATTACGATGAATTTGAAGATCAACTTGAAAAAGGAGAAAACATTGAAATATCTCGTTGGAGATCTTGGTACAAATCCAATTACAGTTTAGGCATCTCCATTTTCCAAGCAACCGGGCAAACGAATGCTTTTAATGGTTTGTTTAAATTGGTAGATATTCGTGAATTATATAAAACTTTATACCAAAAATTAGGAATGCGATTCGCATCTTTTTCAGTCAATAGGTTTCAAAACGCTTTTCCCAATCCATTCAACGTTTCGGGATATGATGACGTTTGGCGTCAGTATTTCGCCGATGTTGGTTTAAAGGTATCAGAAGCAAGAGGAGGATTGGTTCAGGGTTCAGCAAAAAAACAACTTGAAAACACATTAAAACGATTGTTGAAGGATGTTGAATTTCAAGCATTAAATGAACGTGAAGCCGGGAGGATATTACAAGCTAAATTTGATGGTTATGCAGATTGGCAAGCGAGGAGAGTTGTCCGAACAGAATCAATTAATGCAGCGAATAACGCCATTTGGAGGACCAATAACGATATGTATGGAGCGGATAATTTAATGAAAGAATGGATTGCGACAAGGGATAACAGGACAAGAGATGCACATATTGAAGCGAATGGAAAAACTGCTGAATGGAATGAAACGTTTTATGTTGGAGGTGAAAATTTAATGCATCCGGGAAGCGGAGTGAAAGCAGAAAACAATATTAATTGCCGATGTCGGATCGTGGCAATTCACAAAAATGATTTTGAACAATAAATAAATAAATATGATAAATAGACTTTTAAAAAATTTGCCAATAATCGCAAAGGATAAACTCTTACATTTTTTTTACGGAACTTTATTAGGGTTCTTTTTTGTTTTAGCATTCGGATGGGGTGGGATTTTGATCGTTTCATTAGTTGCGATATTTAAAGAAGCGATTGATTACATCAGAGCAGAGGCGTTCGGAATCACGTTCGTTTATATTGAATCGATTAAAGATATTGCTTATACAGTCGCTCCTTCAATCCTGTTCTTTTTGTTTCAAATTTTAAATTAAGAAATTAATTATCTTTGCAATATGAATAAAATTCTTTATAAATCGACAATGCTTGGAGATTTGGTTGACGCCGATGAAAAAGCGGGTATTGTAAAAGGTTATGGTTCTATTTTTGGAAATGTTGATTCCGATGGCGATATCATCAGGAGGGGAGCATATTCCAAAACGATCAAAGAAAATGGACAAAGGGTAAAGTATTTGTATCAGCACGATATGAATAAACCTTTGGGGAAAATGGTTAATTTATACGAGGATGAAAAAGGTTTAATGTTCGAAGCATCGGTGCCAAAAACACAACTTGGAAAGGATGTTATTGAATTAATGAAAGCCGGGGTGATTACCGAAAATTCAGTCGGTATTTTACCAATCCAAAAAGAGCAAAAAGATTCTTACAGAGAATTATTAGAATGTAAATTGTTTGAGATTTCTGCGGTTACATTGGCTGCGAATGATCAGGCGATGATAATGAACGTAAAGGGGAATATTGATAAAGATTTATTTCTAAAAAGATTTGATAACCTATCTAAAGTTATCAGGAAGGGCGAAATATCAGATGAACTTGGTTACGCCATAGAGAGTGAACTATTAAAGTTGAAATCATCGGTTTCAGATTTGATCACTTTGCCGGAGCAATCCACAGAGCCGATTGAAACAAAAGATGATCAAAATGAGATTTTTAAATATTTGTATAATTCGTTAAAATAAAATTATGAACGAAGAAGTAAAAAAGCATCTCGACAAAATCGGAGATATTGTTGATGCAAAGATTGAAAAAGCATTTGGGCAATCCCAAGACAATGCAAAGGGTGAAATTGAATCATCTTTAAAAAGTGAAATTAGCAACCTAACAAATGAGTTTGTTGCTAAAAACAAAGAGGCAAACGATCGGATCGATGCTATGGAAATGGCAAACAAAAAATTTGCTTCAAATCAGCCGACAACATTCAAAGGAGCATTAGACAAAGCCATCAATGAGGGGGCAATTGATTCCATCATAAAAGGTAATGCAAATGCAAGTCGTTTTGAAATTAAGGCGGGTGATATGACTATGGCGAATAGTTATACCGGAGTCGTTGCACAGGAAACAGTTTTGCCAACAATCAAATTTGATCCATCAAGAGCTACACATATTCGCCAATTAATCCCAAACGGATCAACTGATTCGCAAACAATTCGTTACCCGAAAGAATCTGCATATGATGACGGAGGAGCTGCAACTGCTCAAGGTAGTACATTAGGTGCATCCGATTTCGATATTACTGCAACATCAGTAAACGTTGAGAAGATTGGAACCTTTATGCGAATCACAGAGGAAATGTTAGCAGATACTCCACAGTTATCAAGCTACCTTTCTGCTCGTGTTCCCGGTAAAATTTTATCAATCGAGGACAACGAGATTTTAAATGGTGATGGTTCATCTCCTAATTTAGATGGTTTATTTACTGATGGTGCTGCATTCGACACAAGTTCAGGAGCTGCATTTTACCAATCGGTAGAAAGTGCAAACGAATATGATGTTTTGGTTGCTGCTTTAAATCAGTTATCATTGGCGAATTATCAAGGTGATTCGATCATATTGAATCCAACGGATTTACACAAAATCACGTTGTTGAAATCAACTGCGAATGAATATCTGAAACAACAAATTTTCAGCGGATTGCAGCCGACGATAATGGGTATTCCAATCGTTGTTAATACTGCGGTAACATCCGGGAAGTTCTTGGTTGGAAATCTTGCTCAAGCCACTCAACTTTGGATTCGTGAGAATCTTGCAGTCGAGTTCAGCCGAGATGATTCTACAAACTTCAGAGATGGTTTTGTTACAGTAAGAGTTCAGGAACGAGTTGCTTTGACAAATTATTTGCCAAATGCTATCGTTCAGGGAACATTCTCAACTGCGAAAACATCAATGGAAACTACTTAATCATTGGCGTTATAAAATTAAGGGAGCATATTTGTTCCCTTTTTTTTCATTATTTATTGAAAATATTTTTTTAATTAGAAAAAATGTTTTATATTTGATCAACAAAACGATAAAACAACCATTAAAAATTAAAATTATGAAAAATTTAAACATCACAAAATCAGAAAAAACAGTGTTGGAAATTATTTCTTGGGGAGATGATTACGAAGGAGGGATTCCAACAGAATCTTTTGAAAGTATAATGGATACTTTCAAAGGGAATGAAAATCAATTAAAAGGAATTTTAAGTTCTCTTTATAAAAAAAAAATGATATGGATTTCAAAATTTCCAAATGGACTTAATAGTTATCACTTGGAATGTTAAGTAGAGAAGGGATCATCACGATCCCTTTTTTTTTGCATTAAACTTTCTAATTAAAAATATTTTTATATATTGCGGTATAAAACAAATTACAAAATGAAAAAAATCAGACAATTTAGATCAAGACAAGGGCGGACAGATCGCCAACAATCGGACAGTTTAAAAATCACATTTGCATCCTTTATTGGATTCGCCATTTGTGTTTTAACTTCCTTAATCATCAAAATGTTATGAAAAAAATACTTTTAAAAATATCATTCGTTTTGGCGGTTTCAATCCCTTGGGTAATTTTAATCGCTTTCTACGAATTAATCGATAAATTTTTTAGCAATGGATTTTAAAAATTATATCGTGGTGAAGAAGATCACAAAACAACAAAACAGAGTGAACATCCTGAAGGAATTCAGTTTGTTCCTCGTTTGTTTATCCTTGTCAATGACCGGGGTTTATCATTTAATTTTAACTATATTAAATCAAATTTAGAATGGAAAAAGGAAATTTTAATTGGGCAGCAACTTATTTAAATATTGCTGATGAATGCAAAGATAAAATGCATCCGAGAGATTACGTTGTTTTATCGGACAAATTACACGAGGTGGATAAGATGGTTCAAGAAATTAAAAATCGTTAATTATGGACTATTTAAACATCAATAATCCCGATCATCAGCACGAAAACGATCACGAGTGTTTGGAGTGCGGTCAGCCATCAGATTCAGAGTTTTGTTGCGGAACTTGTTTTGAGGCTTATATGAGATAATATTTTTTTTTGTGTTTAGTTGTTAGTTGGAAAGCCGCTTTATTTATTTAAGGCGGTTTTTTTTTATCTTTACAATTATATGGACAGCACAGTTCTTGGATGTTTAGCGGAATATTTATTTTGCATCGAATGTCTTAAAAGAGATATTAATGTTTCAATGCCATTATCACCGGGATCCGTTTATGATGTTGTAGTTGAATCAAAAGGGGTTTTATTGAAAGTTCAGGTGAAGAGCCATTATACAGGAGATCCAAATAATATAGATGCCATTAAAGTCAATTTTACTGCAAAACGAAAATATAACACAGATGAAGTTGATTTTTTTGCGATTTACGTAAAAAAGTTTAAAGGTTTTTTTATTTTTAAAAATAATGGAGAAAGGAGGTCAATTCGTTTATCATTAACAAATAAAAATTCAAATTTTTTTAATAATTTTGAATTCGATTAAAATTTTATTTGATTTTTGTTTTATATATAGTTGAAAGCCGCTTTATTAATTTAAGGCGGTTTTTTTTTATCTTTGTTTCAAATACTTACAAATGAAAATTAAAATCATTAAACAAGTTTATACATCTCAAGGATGGAGGAATGAAGGTGCAATTTTTGAACTTGATCCCAAAACTGCAAGGCATTATATAAAAAAGGGAATAGGCATAGAATACAAGGAAGAAAAAGGCGAAAAAGAAACAAAAGAATTAAAGCCTAAGAGAAAATATACAAAACGAAAAAAATGATGTCGGATATTTTAACACAAATAAAAATAAGTTCGACAATTGGAAGCGAGGTTATTTCGGTTCAGGATGTCAAGGATTTTGTGAGAATTGATACTTCTGCGGATGATACTTTGATTTCCCGGATGATTACAACTGCACGAGAATGGGCCGAGAATTATATGACAAGGGATATTGTTTCTAAATCTCGAATTTATTATTTACCAAATGTAGATGATCGTTTTTTACTTCCTTTTGCCCCAATCACTTCAATTTCACAAGTTACAGTCGATGGAACAGTAACAACAGATTATGAGTTATTCGGATTAAACGAACAAGTTGTTTTATTAAATTCATTACCATCAAAGGAAGTGAAAGTAACTTATGTAACAACGGGTTTACCTGATGAGTCAATAAAACAGGCATTGCTGCAATTGGTTGCAAGTTATTACGACAACAGATCAAATTTTGTTGTTGGTGAATCAGTAAACGAGATTCCAACAGGAACAAAAACAATTTTAACATCCTTCAAAACAATGTTTATTTAATGGATTCGGGGAAGTTAAACACGAGGGTTGAGGTTTACAGATTGACAAAAACTGCTGATAATTATGGCGGTTTCACTTCAACACAATCATTGATTTACAATATATGGGCATTTAAAAACGATTTAAGCGGTGAAATTCGCCAAGAAAACGGAAAGAGGTCAAAGTATAATGAGATTGAATTAATCATTAGAAAAAAGACTGCTGATAACATTTTAATTGGCGATCTCCTGAAGATTGAAAACATTTCCGGTAAATATCGATTAAACGAAAAGTTTGACAACGTTGATCGTTTTTTTACAAAAATTAAAGCTACACATCGTGAAGAATGAATTTAGCGTTAATGAAAGTGATTTAAGAAAATTGAATCAAAAACTTGGTAAATTATTCGCCATTGACAAATCAGTTGCATCAAATTTGATTGACAGATTCGCCATAAAATCAGAATATGATATTGTAAAAGATGCTCCTGTTGATACAGGTAACTTAAGAAGCCAAGTCCACAAAAAAACAAACGACAAAGAGGCATTGATTGAATCACAGGCATTTTCAAAATTAAATCCAACTTTTGATTATGCTTTGGTTCAGGAGTTCGGATCATCGAGGAGAAAACCAAAACCATATTTTTGGAACAACATTTATAAAAATTACAATGTACTTTTGTTAAGAATAGACAAGGCAATTAAAAAAGCGATAAAATGATTGAGGCATTACATTTTTTAAGAAAGGCAATCATTGACAGATTAAGCGGTTCAATAGTTTTGAATAGTCAAAATGTACCTGTTTATAATAGAGTTCCATCCAATGCAACAGAGCCATTTATCAAAGTTTATTCATTGCAAAATGAGGAAACAGATTTTAATAGGGATTCATATATGTTGGACTGCATCACGAGGATTGATGTTGTTACTTCCTTTGATGGGGATTCCGGGGGTGAATTGGATGCAAACGAAATTGTTTCTCAAGTTTTAACTTTAGTTAGGACAAGAGCAAATGACAATGTAACGAATGAAATTAATGATTTGATTAATACCATCCGGGCAAGATCAACTTACAATGAAAACATTGAGGAAACTGAAAACATTTTACGAGAATGTTCAACCATAACAACCAATGGCTATTTTGATTTGACTGCAAATGGATTAAATGTATATACATCGGTATTGATGAATACAACGTATTTTGAGGAGGATGCAGAAGATAAAACATATTTTAGGGCGATCATTGAATTATCAAATAAAATAGCACAACAAAATTTAAGTACAACTTCGATTCCTGAAAATCCATATACACCAACTACTCAAAGTTCATCACAAGGACAACAACAATCAGTTACTTTAAATTACAGATTTATTTTCGGAGTAGATTCAAGTATTTCTACAACAGAATATTATTATTATCCATTATTTGCGACACAAACAGAAGCAAACTATTTTGATTCTCAAAATGGCGGAACAGGAACATCTCACACACATACATTTGTTGATGATCCGAGTTCATTAACTTGGTATATGCCGACAAACGGAGGAACGCATAGTGCAACATCTCCGCCATCGGGTAGCGAATACACAGAAATAACATCTTATGCCTATATTGATACTGATGGAGATGGTATTTTAAATGCGGTTGATACAGATGATGATGGAGATGGTCAAACTGATGCAAACGAAACTTTATATGGAAGTGATCCATTGAATTCTTCATCAACTTATGCTGATTTAGATGGCGATGGTATTGCTGATTCTGCTGATTCTGACAGAGATGGCGATGGATATGCTAATGATAATGACTATTATCCTGATGATGTTTCACGATGGGAAGCGCCAACTTCATCCTTTGCAGGTGCAATATTAGAATTCACGACAGATGGGGCAAATCAAGAGGTTGTAATAGCTACACAAACTTGGGGTTCTGCACCTAATTACACTATTGATTGGGGTGATGGAAATTCAGAAACAGTAACATCTACTGCTTTTCAAACACATACTTATACAAGTGCAGGAACTTATGATGTAAAAATATCGGGTACTTTTTATAGGTTTAGATATTCAAGTTTAAATGATGTTTCAAAAAGAAATAGATTAACGGATATTAAACAATGGGGGAATATATCTTACACAACTATGCAAGATGCTTTTAAGTTCTGCGATGGTCTAACTTCAATAACTGCAACAGATGCACCAACAATTCAAAGCGGCGGAAGATTGGAGAGAATGTTTGAATATTCCGCTGTTACGTCAATTAATAATATTGGTAATTGGGATGTTTCCGGAATTTCCAACATGGCAAATGCTTTTTATGACACTTTATCAAACATAGATACAACTACTTATGATGCACTATTGATTGGTTGGGCAACACAAAACTTACAAAGCAATGTATCTTTAAATATGGGAGGTTCTCAATATTCAAGCGGAGCAGCAGCAACTGCGAGACAAACGCTTGTAAATACGTATAGTTGGACAATAATAGATGGTGGGCAGGTATGATAAATATAGATAAATCATCAACAGAAAAGTATTACGTATTGTCTAAGGATAATGCAGACATTTACCATTATGGTAAATTGTCTGTTGGACAAACATTAATAAGTGGATTAGATACCATTGAACAATTTGAAAACGAAGATGAATTTTTATTGCGATTGGATCAAATAAATTCCAATTTTAAAAATGAATATTTAGAAAATTTAAACGAACAAATTTAAAAAATGGAAGATTTGAAAATATATGGGTTGAGTTTTGGGGCGATTTTAATTAGTGCTATAAATCAAATAAATCCATATTTGCAGACAATCGTTTTGATTACTTCGATAATATATACAGTTTTAAGAATTATTAAAAATTTGAAAGGCGATGGCAAAGATTGATCTTGATGGTGATGGCAAAGCGGATTTTTCCATTTCGCTTCCAAATATTGTGATGTTATTGGGCGGAATTGTATCAATCGTAAGTTCTTATTTTATGCTTAATTCTAAAATCGAAAAAGCGATGATTTCGCCAATTCAGGAGGTGTCTCAAAAAGATTTGAGGTACCTGAAGGACGAAGAAGATTTGAAGATAATGAAACTTGAGAAAGATATTGAGGATAATAAAGGATATATAAAAGCCTTGGAAATAGAATTACGAACACAATATAAACGAAAATGAAAATTGATTTCGGTTTAATAGTTGGTTTATTAGTACTTTTAATTTTAACTATTTTTTATTTTAAATTATGAGGGATATAAACAAAATAATCATTCATTGTTCAGCAACGAGAGAGGGGCAAGATGTTTCGATTGAAACTATAAGAAGGTGGCACGTTGTTGAGAGAGGATGGTCTGATATAGGTTATCACTATGTCATTGGACTTGATGGGAGCGTTCATAAAGGGCGTTTAAATAACGTTCAGGGAGCCCATACGAAGGGGCATAATAAAAACAGTTTAGGTATATGTTATATTGGTGGCTGCGACCAAGATATGAATCCAAAGGACACAAGGACAGATGCTCAAAAAAGGTCTTTTTTAATTTTGTTGGAGGGGTTGAAATCAATTTACACAAAAGCAACAGTACACGGACACAATGAATTTAGTGATAAGGCGTGCCCATCATTTAACGTTGAAAAAGAATATGGGTATCTATGAATAAACCATTTAGAAAAACAAAAGTTGGCCAATTTTTGGCAAAGGTTTCGCCAAAGATTATAGATAAAATTGGCGATGTTCTTCCTGATCGTGGTGCATTGGGTGTGATTAAAAATTTAATAGACAAAGACGAGGAATTGACAGATCAACAAAAGATGATCGCCAACAATCATTTAAGGGAATTTTATCAATTAGAAATTGAGGATCGGGATTCAGCGAGAAAGAGAGAGGCAGAAATTTCAAAAACAGATAAAATTGATTGGATGATGAAAGCAACAGGTTTAACCGGGTTACTTTCTTTCTTGTTCATAATTTTCGCAATCGTTTATATCCCAAACATCAAAGAGAATGATCTTTTTTTGCATCTGATGGGGATGGTTGAGGGTGTTGTCGTTGGAAACATATTCGCTTACTATTACGGAACTTCAGCCGATAAAAAGTAAATTGTTTAAATTTGTAAAAAAATAAAAATGGCATCAAATTTATATTACACCAAGGAGTTTCAAAAATTATCTTTTGGTGATAAAGGTTTAAGAGTTTTAGCAAGCGGATCAACTTCGGTAGCTGATGAAGATTTTTGTGCAATCCAATCAATGGAGGATTCTGTAATCACATTTAATTGTAATGAAACAAGCGGTGATACTTCGGTAACATCATTAACATTATTGGCGGGGCATATAGTTTATGGAAATTTGGAAGATGTTGCGGTTGCATCAGGAAAAGTAATTGCTTACTTAAGATAATGTTAGGTTTAGGAAATTCAATTTCAAAAATATCTTCGGTTAGTTCTTTGATTGATATATTGCTTTCTGCATTGAAATCACGATCAACTAATTATGAAAATTCAACAGGAACAAAAACAATATTAAACGATTTTAAAAACTGCGGATAAATGAGTTTATTAGATAAAGCAAGTATTATCATTACACCAACTGCTTATAATGTTGGTAGTATAAACGCTATTAAACCAAAAGAATCTCCTTATGCGGATTTAGACTTTGAAAGAGCAACAAGTGGCAGCGTTGTTGGAACTGCTCAACGTGAGAATGCTAATGGTGTATTAGAACAAGTTGCAGAGAATGTACCAAGAATAGATTATTTAGGCGGCGCAGGTCATTGGCTCATAGAACCACAAGCTACGAATACTGCAACTTATTCAAATGATTTATCACAGGGTGCTATTTTTAGCGGTTCATCTGCTCCAAGCGATGTAAATGCAACTTTGACTGCAAATCAAGCTACATCACCCGATGGCACAACTAATGGAATGAAATTAACTTGTGCTACTGATACAAATACAATTCACCAAATAAGAATTGAAAATGTTGTGGTTGTTTCAGATAATACAAATATCATTTCACTTTTTGTAAAAAAGGGTAGTGGTGTTGATTTTTTTGCAATTGCTTGTGATAACTACGACACAAATAATAGACGTGCTTGGTTTAATGTAAATACAGGTGTTTTAGGGACACAATCGAATGTTGTTGATTCTAACATTGAAGATTACGGAGATGGTTGGTATCGTTGTTCAATGGCTTTTAAGACAACAACTTTAGTAAGTGGAACAGTTCGTTTAATTGTTACCAATGCCGATAATACTACTCAATTTGATGGCAATGGAGAATTTCACTATTATTACGGTTTACAATGTGAAACTTCAAGTAATGATAATGCAACAAAACCAACATCATATATTCCTACAAGTGGAGGTACAGTAACAAGGGCGGAAGATGCGTTCGGACTAAATACAACATTAGACACATCTTTAATAGATTCAACGGAGGGTACATTTTACGCTGAAATGGCTGCTTTATTCGATGATGGAACTGATAGGGCAATTAGTTTAAGTGATGGCACATTGAACAACACAATATGGTTCAGATTTAGAAGTGGTGGTCAAGTACAAATGAAACTTACAACAGATTTAGGTTCAACAACAACAATTTTTACATCTTCGTTTACAACAACTAATTTTTTAAAGATAGCTGCAAGATTTAAAACAAATGATATTGCATTATATATTAATGGTACACAAGTAGGTACTAATACATCTAATCCAACATTTTCAGCAAATACTTTGGATAAAATTAAATCAGCGAGAGGTACAAATACAGATATATTTGCAGGAAAAATTAAATGTATTTCGGTATTCAAAGAAGGATTAACAGATTCAGAATTAACTTGTTTAACAACATAAAATGATTTATAAAAAATATAGCTTTGATTCAGAAGCGCAGGTGATTGGATTAATAAATGCTTTAGGTGAAAATAATCACACAGTCGTTAAATTAGGTTTTTTACAAATTGGTGATGCTGATGAAGAAACGCCACCAACATTCAGCGACAAGTATTCAGTTGATGTTTTATGGCGAGATTTGGAAGTTGACGAAAATGAAAATCCGATTTTTCCTGAAGGATGGAAAGAGTTTGAATTAAACAGTTTGTTAAATTATAGACACAATTTTTTCGGTTTAATATTCAAAGAATAATTTTTTTAAAAATAACTATATTTGTAAATAAATAAAAAATATAAAAAATGGCTACATCAGGCGTATTTAACGGAACTAATTTAATTTTAAAGGTAATTGCTGATGGTGGTACATTACCAACAATAGGACATACAACATCTTGCACATTTTCAATGTCAAATGATTTACCGATTGCAACAACAAAGGATTCAAGCGGATTTCAAGAAGTAATTGCGGGAGTAAGATCAGCAGAAATAACATTCGATGGGTTGGTTGATTATTCTGACTCAATGGATATTGATACTTTATTGGGATTTGTAATATCAAGACAAAAAATAGATTTTAGTTTTGGGACTGCTGCAACAGGTGATGTAATTTATACAGGTGAAGGATTTTTGTCATCGGTTGATTATACTGCGGAGATGGAATCCCCGGTGTCATTCAGCGGAACCATTACAACAACAGGAACAATTTCATCTGCTACAAATTAATATAAATGGGGTGGTCTTAAAACCATCCCTTTTTTTTAAATTTTATGGGAAACAAAAAAAGAAGCTACTACACGACAAAATTAGGCGGTAAGAACCGAACACTACATTTCTCTATGAATTTTTGGTCAAATTTTACGGATATATTGGATATTCGTTTGGATCAAATTGGGGCGGTTTTCGATGGAGGGGTAAAACTTTCTACAATTAGAACTTTGATTTATTCCGGTTTATTGGCTTATGATCAAGAAGAAGGAAACAAAATTGACTACAATGAGTTCAAAGTCGGTTCTTGGTTGGAGGATTTAGATTCAAACGAACTTGATAAAATCGTTTCTTCAATGATGGAAAGCCGAATCCTTGGAAACAGTTTAAACGGAGGCATTCAGCGAAGGGAAAACGATCCAAAAAAAAAATAGATGAATCCCTTACTTGGGATGATCTTCTTGATTTTTACATTGGTCAAGTAGGTATTTCGCCGAATGATTTTTGGAGGTTTACTTGGAAAGAGAATCAATTGCTTGGCGAGTCTTTTATGATTAAAAATAATTTGAGTTGGGAGCAAACGAGATACTTAGCAACTATTTTGTATAATACAAATGCAACCAAGCGATCCCAAATGTTGAAACCTGAAGATTTATTTAAATTACCACAAGATAAAATTTATAAATCCGGGCCAAAATCAACGAAAGAGGAATATCTTAAATTTCAAGAGAAAGTTGATCAGGCGAAGAACAAAATCAAAAATCCATTATTTTAGTAAATTTGCAATATGGATAATAAATTAAGAGTTGTTGTTTCTGCTGATACAAAATCTTTTGTAACGGGTTTAAATGCAGCATCAACTAAATTAAAATCATTTGGAAACAAGGCCAAGGATATAGGTAAATCTTTGTCAATGTCTTTGACTTTGCCGATTGGATTGGTTGGAGGTGCTGCGATTAAATTGGCATCTGATTTTGAAGAATCGATGAATAAAGTAGATGTTGCATTCGGACAATCTTCTGAATCGGTCAAAGATTTTGCCAAAACTACATTGGAACAATTCGGGATTGCTGAAGGATCAGCATTAGAAATGACTTCCTTGTTTGGCGATATGGCAACAGGGATGGGAATTGCTCAAAATGATGCAGCAAATTTATCTACTTCAATGGTCGGTTTAGCGGGTGATTTGGCATCTTTTAAGAATATGAACATTGAGGAGGTTACAACTGCTTTGAGTGGGGTATTTACAGGGGAAACCGAATCATTAAAAAGATTGGGAATTGTGATGACAGAAGTCAATTTGAAGCAATTTGCAATGGAGCAAGGGATAAAGAAAAATATAAAGGAAATGACACAAGCGGAAAAAGTTGCTTTGAGATTCCAATATATTTTATCAGTAACAGGAAATGCACAGGGTGATTTTGCGAGGACTTCAGGAGGTGCAGCAAATCAAACAAGAATTTTCCAAGAAAGTTTAAAGCAACTTGGTCAAAGATTTGGGAACGAAATATTACCATTATTTACAGATGTAGTTAAGTTTTTAAATAAAGTCATCGGAGCATTTATGGATTTAGATTCCGATACAAAAAAAATAATAATTACTGCGGGTTTATTAGCTGCTGCAATTCCTCCATTAATTGCGGGATTTGGTCTATTGTCAACTGTTATTGGGGCGGTCATTTCGCCAATTGGATTAATCGTTGCAGCATTTTCAACAGTTACTTTGGCAGCGGTTGAATTGTTACATCGTATAAATCCGATGGTTGATCGCTTGAATACATTTTTCAATCTTATCAAATCGGGGGGCAATATAATGTCATTTCAAAATTTGCAGATTGAAACAGTTGCAAAAAATTTAGCCGAAGAACATAAACAACAGGAAAAATTAAACGAGGCAAAACGAAAAGCAAAAGAAGATCTTGATAATTTATCAAAATCATATAGTAATTTTCAAACGACAACAAGCGGAAGAACACAGGTTCAAGGTCTTGGGGCAAATATTACAACAACAGGATTGCAAGCAATACAAACTCCTGAAATTACTGCTTCAGATGATATGTCAGATTTGACAAATAATTTTTCAAGCATTGAAGGTAAATTAAGATCAGTCAGAAATTTAGCGGAACAGTTTGGGCAATCATTAATGGGTGCATTCGAAACGATGGGAGAAGGTGAACCATTTTTTAAAGTGCTGATGCAGATGCTTTCTAAATTGATTAAAAAGTTAATTACCGCTGCAATCGTTTCCGGAGTTGTTTCATTTGCGGTCAATGGTATTTTTGGCGGTGGTACTTTAGGATTTGGGGCAATTTTCGGAAGTTTATCCGGGATTGGTGGTTTGTCAGGACTTGGAGGAAGATCAGCATTTGGCGAGCAATCATTTGTTCCAAAAGCAATTTCACCCGGTAGAACATTTGGAAGATTAAATGCAAACAGATCAATGCAATCAAATCAACTTCAAGGAGATTTTAGGCTTCAAGGACAGGATTTGGTTTTAGCATTACAGAGAGCAAATACAACAAGAAACAGAATTTTAGGATAATGAGTTACGGGGTAAAATTTAAACTTGAATTTGATGATGTTTCTGCGAAGCAATTCAAACTTGAAATTTTAAAATTTAATTACGGAGGTTCAGTTTTGGATTTGGTTGGTGGTGAAAATCCTGTTCAAATCGATTGGCAAACTGATGATGATATTTATTCGCCAATAATTGGATCAACTTGTAAAATTCAATTGTATAATACAGATACAACGAATTATGATGATTTTTATGATGCTGATGAGCGAGAATATCAAGTAAAAATTTCAGTTAAAATTTCAGGGTTTTTTACAACGATTTGGAAGGGTTGGTTGGTTAATGATACTTATCAGGAAGTCGTACAGTCAAATCCATTTTTAATTGAGTTGTTAGCCATTGATGGACTTGGGATTTTGTCAAATTATACAATACCATTTTACACAAAATCATCCGGATCAGATGTCGTTGAAAATGTACTTCCTCCTAATTCATATATTCAGGAGGTGTTAAACAATTTGGGACTTGAACTAGATTTTTATTATTCAAATGAACTTTTTCAAGATGGTTCAGAATCATCAAATATTTATTTTAGTATTTTTAGTTCAACAGATGATGACAATAATGTTCCTTATGGATTTATGAAGGATGCGTCAGAGTTTATGAATGCGGAGGAACTTTTAAAACAGATTTTAAATTTCACGCATTCAAGACTTTTTCAATCATTCGGGCGATGGTATATTATTAATAAATCAGCTTATTCAGAGCAAAGCATCAAGGATGATTTAATGGATGGGAGTTTCTCAGGTGCATCAATAAGAGCAGCGGAAACAACATCACTACAAACGAATGGGACTGAAAATATTAAATTCAAGAAAGTAACTTTTGCCGGGGTTTCATCCGATGTAATATTTGATATGTTGTATCAGGTCCCAAGTGATTTGACTCCTTTGAAAATGGATTTGACAAAGCAAATGTTAACACCATTAAACAAGGCAACTTTTACCAATTCCTTGCAAAATCGCCAAGACTTTTTAAATCCAAATCCATTCTTGGAATGGTCCGAACCGAGGTCGGGTGTTTATGCGGGGTGGGATTTAAGCAGTTCAAATGTTACATTTAATACAACGGAACCATTCAAAACAAATACATCGTTTAAATGGACAGGGAGTGCGACAGTAACAAGCAATACCTTTACTTTAGAAAAGCAAAATGTTGGAGGGTATTATAAATTCAAAATTACTTATCTATCATTATCAAATCCATCAGGAGCCATTCAATACAGATTGAGCGGATTCAATGGAACGCAAACAGTTTATTTTGATGAATCAGATAATACTTTTCATCAGCTATCGGTGGTAAATAATCAAGTTGAAACAAATGAGTTTATTTGGGTTGAACACGAGGTGGAATTACCTGATATTACGCCACATTCATCCCATACAACTTACACAGATTGCAAAATTGAAATAATAGGGACTGCAAATGATTATGTAAATGTTTGTGGAGTTTTTAGAGATATTTTCAATTCAAATTTAGAGGGACTATATTCGACAATAAAAGCAGATGTAAACCAAAATCTATTTGAACTTACAAGAAATACAGGAGTTTATTCCGCAGAATATTCAGCAGAGGAATCAACTTTGTCTGATTTTATTTTTGTGAATTATTCCAAAGGCGATTCAATAACTTCAGTAAGACGCCCATACGATGAATTTTTGAATGTTTCAAAACGATTATCTGAAATCATTCCAAGGTATATTTTAAACGATCATCGTAGTTTTATTCCAAGATACGAAGGAACACTTTACAACAACACTGCAATCCCATTAATGCCATCCAACAAAGTTTGGATAAATTTTGGAACATCAGTTTTGCAAGAACCGGTATCTTGTTACGTTGACGCATTATCTTACAACATCAAGGCCAACGAATCGAAAGTAATAATGCACATTCCAAATCAAGATAATGATCTTGGAGCAACTTTGAAGCAAAAGTTTAAATCATAACAATTCCTTTTTTTGTTTCTTCCCGGTGATCGCATCTGCTTGATCCGGGATTTTTTTGCATTATTTTAAAAAATATAGTTTTAAACTTAAAATATATTTGTATTTTTGTAGGGTCAAAATAATAGTAAAAATTCAAAATTAAAATTTATGAATGCGTTCGAAATGGAGTTTATCAACGATATGAAACGTTTATCTTTTCGCAGATATGATGTTTGTAAGATATTAGGCGTAACGATGCCGACGTTGAAATCGAAACTCAAAAACCCCGATACAATCACAGTCGGTGAAGTTGTGAAGCTAAAGAAAAAAGGATTTAAATTAATCAATTTAGGAATATGAAAGCAATAAACATTAAAGGGAAGGAATACATCACAGTCAATGAACGATTAAAACATTTTCGTACATATGAAGGATATAAAGGATGGAAAATTACAGAATCCATCGAATCATTGACAGAAAAAGAAGGTATTTTCAAAGTTAGTATAAAGGATTCCAACGGAATTACAATGGTAAACGCTCACGCACAAGAATACCGGGATTCAAGTTACATCAACAAAACATCATTTGTTGAGAATGGATTTACATCGGCCTTAGGAAGGGCGTTAGGATATTTGGGTATCGGAATAGATACATCAATTGCATCAGCACAGGAGATGCAAAACGCAATCCACAACCAAGAAAATCCAAAAAAAGAAAAAGACAATCGTCCTTGGTTGAACGAAACGCAGTTGCGATCAACTTTAACAGGAACAAAAAAACAAGCGGAATCCGTTGTTAAAAATTTCAGAATGAAAAAGGAATACAGAGCGACAATAGAAGCAAAATTTAAATTTTAAATAAATAGAAATGTCAGAACAGAAAACAATTTACGCCGGGGGCGGAAAACAAGTAAAAGGGCAATACGGAACATTCCGGGCCATTACAGTTAATTTATCGGATTTGCCGAAAGAACACATATTTGAGTACAACGGGAAGAAGTACATCAAATTTAATGTATCAGACAAGCAAGAACCGGATAACTACGGAAAGGATGTTTCGGTTTCTATTAATACTTGGAAACCTGATTCAGAAAAAACAAATGCTGCTCCTGTAAACAATCAGGAGGAAGTGGAAGGCGATTTGCTATTTTAATTAATCAAGGGATGGTTTTCGGATCATCCCTTTTAAATTTTAGAAATGAAAAAAAGGAATTTAACAAATGCAGAATATCACGCAAACAAAACACATATCTCTGCAAGCGGTTTGAAAATGATCGCCAAAAAATCGGTTTATCATTATTTAAACCAAGAACCATTTTCATCAACTGCGATGAATTTGGGTTCAGCTATTCACACAACATTATTAGAACCACAAAACTTTGACAAGGAATTTTTTAGAATGCCAAAAATTGACCTTCGAACAAAAGATGGTAAAGAGCAAAAGAAGGAATTGCAGAAAATTGCCGGGGATCGGATTTTATTAAAAGATTCAGAACTTGAAATTCTTGATGGCATCAAATCCAATTTTGAAAAAGATGATCTTGCAAAGTTTTATTGTCAAGGCGAAATTGAATCATCTTACTTTGGTGAAATTAATGGGGTAAAAGTAAGAGTTCGACCGGATGTATATAATGGACTTTTGAAATTTATATCAGATGTAAAAAGTTGTCAGGACAATTCGCCACAGGCGTTTAAAAAAGATTGTTATAAATATGGTTATCCATTGCAAGCGGTTTGTTATTCAACGTTGATGGGTATTGATCCAAAACAATTCCGATTCATCGCAGTAGAAACCAAATATCCGTTCAGTTGCCAAGTTTATGCTTTGTCTGATGAAATGATTGAATATGGCAAAAAACAACTTGAAAAAGCATTGGCAGATTGGAAGTTTTATTTGACAACAAAAAAAGCGGATTTGTATCAGGGATATAATTTAACAGAGGATGGATCAATAATTTTATAAATAATGGAAAAAACAAAAAAAGAAAAAAAAGAATTGTATTTAGCCGATTGCAAAATGGTGCAAGATACCATTGAGGAATATGTTGGTTTCGCCATTGATGAAAATTCAAGAGTTCGTCAGGTGGTAGATGCTCGAAAGATTTATTATAAAATATGCAGAGATAACATTTATGGCGTTTCTTTTCAGATGTTGGCGGATTCAATGAAACAAAATCACGCAACAGTAATGGTGAATTTGAATAAACTAAACGATTATATGGAATATGATCAGCCATTATTGGATTTATATTTAAATTTGGAATCAATTTGTTTGAAAAAAATACAAAATTTGAAAAATCCATTTCACAAATACCTTGGCAAAGAAGATCATTTTCAAAATCAAGTAATGACTTATTTAAAAACTGCATATCCAAGAGTTTTTGCAATCCACGTACCAAACGAGGGTAAGAGATCGCCATTTGAGAGATATAAGTTTAAATTTCTTGGAGGGGTTTCCGGGGTTCCTGATGTATTAATTTTTCATCAGAATGGCGATAAATCAGGATTAGCGATTGAATTAAAAGTAGGCAGCAATAAGCCAACGGAAAACCAAATTAAATGTTTGAATAAACTGAAAGGTAATGGATGGGAGACAATTTGGTCAAATGATTTTGATGAGGTAAAAACCGAAATAGATAAATATTTAAAAAAATGACAAAACGTTTTTATTACTCGGAAGAAAAACAAAAGGTATCCTTAAAAAATGATCATTTAATTAATGATGATAAATTTGAATACATTGGATTGGTTACAGTAAATGAGTTCAATTTATTGTTGGATATTCTTTTTGTAAAATATGGCGATGATGATATAACTTTGGAGCAAATAGAAAAATGTTTTGGCGATTTTAGAACATATATTGACAAATTAAAAAGAAAATAGTTTATCTTTGTTTCATCGAGTTGAGGCGATGACACAATATTTTTTTTCTATTATTACCCGAACCGGGTTCAAAATTCCTCAACGTTTTGTTCCCGGTTTTTTTATACAGATCAAAAATGAATAAAATTATAAAACCGAAAAAATTCGACAATTTTACGATCATCCCAAGTGCTATATTTCGCCAAAAAAATATATCAATGGGAGCGACCGGATTGTATTGTTGGTTGTTTTCTCATCAATCTGATTTTGATATGTCGGTGGAATACATCACAGGACACTTCAAGGAGGGCAGAGATGGGGTAAATTCGAAGGTAAATGAATTAGTGGGGTTTGGATACCTTGAAAAAATTAAGATGCGTAAAAAGGGCAAATTTTACGGTTACAATTATATTTTGTCAGAAAAGCCGATTAAAAAACCATATACGGATAAACCGAAAACGGAAAAGCCGTATACGGATAAACCGTCGACGGTTTTGCCGAAGTCGGGAAATCCGCTACAAAGTAATATTAATACTAATATATCTTATAATACTAAAAGTAATATTAATAAAAGTAATGTCCAAGATTCCAATTTCAGCGATAAAGTGAAAGAATCATTGGACTATTTTATAAATTTGTTTCCTGATCGCTTTAAACCAAAAGGCGAAAATCAAAAAATAAAATGGCTGCAAACTTTGTCAAGATTGGAAAAGTTGGATGGTTATGATGTAAGGCGAGTTTATTATATCGTTAAAAAGGTCAGAGAAGATGATTTTTGGCGAGATAATTTCTTTTCGATACACAAGCTAAGAGATAAGAATAAGAACGGAATTAAGTACATCGATTACTTTGCGGAAAAATTTGGAAAAAACATATTTTAAAAAAAATGGAAGAATTTAAATTAAACTTAGAAAAATCAATTTATCAAAACTTAAATCGTGACAAGGATTTAAACAAATTGTTTCGCCCTGATAAGATTGGCAAATGTTCAATGCTGTTTGATAAATTCAAAAAAACAGTTGAGATTCAAAATAAAAACACTTGGAAAGTATTTTATTTGAAGTAATCAAATGTGATGGCGTTAAAAAATATCGTGGATTACATTCAGAATAAACATTTATTGAATTTCACAGATGCTTCAAATTATATGATTTACCGGGTAGTTGGTCAGACTTGGAATGGGATGGTAAATGAACATCGTATAATTGATAAATTAAAAGAAAAACATCCATTGTTTATTTTTAAAAAATCAAATTACGAAACGGATCAAAACTACTTTACAGATATTGAAGTTTTTTTAGGGCAAAAATTGATTTTAGGTATTCAAATAAAACCGATTTCTTACAAAAATATGAATACAGGTTATCAGATTCAGGCGAAAAAAAACCATAAGGACCAAGCGGAGAAGTATAAATTAAAAAACAAATGCGATCATTTAATCTTATTTTATGATAAAAATACTTTGCAGAATTATTCAGATTTAAAGATTTTATTGAAAAAATATTTATAGTTTTAAAAAAAAATAATATGTCAGAAACAAAAAAAGATGCAATAGTTGATCAAGTGGTCAAAAAATTACAAGACAGGAGTAAACTTGGAATTAAAAAATACGGAACAACATTGGCGGAAAGTAAAGAGGGTTTTATCCCTTTTTTAAACCATCTTCAGGAGGAGTTGATGGATGCAGTTTTATATATTCAAAAATTAAAATCAGAAAAAAAATGACAAAAGAAGAATTAGTAAAAATTATTAAAGATAATTTCACGAATGAAGAAGGAGATATTGATATTCGTGGTTTAAAATTTGACACAAATATTTATTTATCAAGAATGAAAGTTGATGGCGATTTGCACCAAGCCAATCAAATAGTAAAAGGTAATTTGTACCAAGATTTTCAACAGGTTGAAGGTCATTTGTACCAAGAAATTCAAAAGGTAAAAGGTAATTTGAGCCAAAATAGTCAAAAAGTAAATGGTTATTTGTGCCAACATAATCAAAAAGTGAAAGGTGATATGTATCAATTTAATCAAAAAGTAAAAGGTAAAATTTATAATTAATCAAAAATGAGAACAAAACTTATAGTATTAGCATTGATGTTTACATCGTGCAACATTGAGCAGATTAACGATTTAACAGAAGCGATTGAAAACTTACAAATTGAAATTAATGATTTAAAGATTGAAATTAATAGTCTAAATTCTGATATTGATAACTTAGAATATGATGTAAACATATTAGAGCAAGTACAAGAGATTAACTACGCAAATCTGCAAAATCAGATAACTATTTTAGCAGAAACAATTGACGAAAATCAAACAGTTTTGCAGAGCCAATTAAACGCATTGAATGACTTGGTAGTGGTTTTGTCTGCACAATTTACGCAGCAACAAGAGTTGATTGATGAAATAGAAATTAACCAAATAACATTGGAATTACAATTTGAACAAGATTTGGAAAACTTACAGAATATTATAGATGGTCAGGTTTCCGATTTAAATTCACTTATTACATCCGGGCAGCAAATAACAGATTCATTTTTGGAAGAACTGCAAAATCAAATAAGTGCTTTAGTCGAATTAACAACCGAACAAGCTGAACAGATCACCCAATTACAGGAAACATCTTCAGGGGGTTCAAATCCGTTTATAATGTCGTTGGTAGTTACTTCTAACAATGATGAATGGGGAACGGTTTCGCAGAGTTCCGGTCAATATCCTTATGGAACTCAATTAACGTTAACTGCGATCCCAAATACAGAAAAAGGATACAGATTTGTAAGATGGGTTGGTGTATTGACAAGTTCAACACAGAATCCGTACACCATAACTGTTACAAGAAATCAAGTAATAGAAGCGATATTTGAACGTAGATTTGTAATTCCATAGATATGAAAATAACAAACGAAGATAATATGGAGTTAATGGCAAGGTATGAAGATAATTACTTTGACCTTGCTATTGTTGACCCTCCTTATGGTATTGGCGAGGATGGATTAAAAAACCACAGTAGAGGTTTTGCTGCAAAGGCAACAAAATACACTCCGAAAAATTGGGATAATGAAGCACCAAAAACAAAATACTTTAAAGAATTAAAAAGAGTAAGTAAAAATCAAATAATTTGGGGTGCTAATCACTTTATCGAAAACATACCAAACGCAAATAGTAGTTGTTGGATTGTATGGAATAAAGAAAACGGAGATAATGATTTTGCAGATTGTGAACTTGCTTATTGTAGCTTTAAAAGTGCTGTAAGAAAAATAGATATAAGGTGGAAGGGTATGTTACAACACGATATGAAAAACAAAGAGGTTAGAATACACCACACACAAAAACCTGTAAAGTTGTATGAATGGCTTTTAATGAACTACGCAAAAGAGGGTGATAAAATACTTGACACACATCTCGGAAGCGGAAGCATTGCGATTGCTTGTCATAATTTAGGTTTTGATTTAACTGCTTGTGAGTTGGATGAAGATTATTATAATGCAGCAATAAAAAGACTAAAAGAACATCAATTACAAATGAGAATGTTTTAAAT